AACTGGCACACAAGGCACAACAGGTGCGCAAGGCGCTACTGGCCCAAGCACAGCAATTAATGCCACTGCGGTTAGTACAGGTACATTCTATCCAGTATTTGTTTCTGGTGCTGGAACACAAGCCACTCCAAGCATACGAACTACGGCCACAGCGTTCAGCTTCGATGCCGCAACCAATGTGCTTACTGTCACAGCAACCACAGCACAATACGCTGACTTGGCAGAATGTTACTCGGCAGATTTTGAGTATGCACCTGGAACTGTGTTGGTATTTGGCGGATCAAACGAAGTCACAATCAGTACCACACTAAGTAATCCTGCTGTGGCCGGCGTGGTCAGTACAGAACCAGCTCACTTGATGAATGCTTTCCAGTCTGGTAAAAACATAGTACCGGTTGCGTTGGTTGGTCGTGTACCATGTCAAGTAACAGGCAAGATAGTCAAGGGCGATCGTTTGGTAACTGGTGACATTCCAGGGGTAGCTGTACGGCTAGATCCTTCAGTATATCAACCTGGTTGTCTAATTGGTAAAGCCCTACAAGACTACGACAGCGAAACAGTTGGTACAATCGAAGTAGCAGTAGGACGAGCCTAATACAGCACAGAAATATAGGCATGGTCATGTGGCTGGCATAAATGTTAGTACATGACCACACTTGAACAACAAATCAAACACACCGGCCTGGTAAAACCCGTGATCGAGCAAGGCGGCAGCATACATCCCTTGATCATTCCATCTGAACTCACAAACGGCACTGGGCTGATGAATCCCAGCATCTATCTGGACAATGATCAACTGATTGTGAACATACGCCACGTCAATTACACCTTGTATCATTCAGAAAATAAAAAATTCCAACACAGGTATGGTCCGTTACAGTATCTGCATCCAGAAAACGATCACAATCTGCGCACCTGGAACTTTTATTGCACGCTCAACGATGATCTCACACTCAAACAGATAACCACCATAGACACATCAAAACTGGATGTGCCACCAATCTGGGAATTTGTTGGTCTAGAAGATGGACGTCTGTTCCGCTGGAACAACAAGGTCTACATAAGCGGGGTGCGCAGAGACACTACCACAAACGGGCAAGGCCGCATGGAACTCAGTGAGCTCAGTATCAAGACCAATCAGGTCAGAGAAATCAAACGCACAAGAATTCCAGCACCGGGTGAAAATGCAACCTATTGCGAAAAGAACTGGATGCCCATAATAGATCAGCCGTTCCATTATGTCAAATGGAGTAACCCCACAGAAGTGGTTAAATTCAATCCTGCGGACGGTACCACTGTCACAGTGCATCTTGATCAAACTAAATTTATCACTGGACAACCTGATTTTAGAGGTGGCAGCCAGGTCATACCCTACGGCAAATACTATCTGGCCGTGATACACGAAGTGGATCTGTTTAAAAGCGAAACAGGACAAAAAGACGCTACCTATAAACATAGATTTTTGGTCTGGGATAAAAACTGGAACATAGTGAAATTTACCGACGCATTCAGTTTTATGAATGCCGATATTGAATTCTGTTGCGGAGCCGCTTTTTACCGCGATGATCTTTTGTTGAGTTTTGGTTTTCAAGACAACTGTGCATACATTCTCAGAATGCCCAAACCCGCACTAGAACAGTATTTGGGAGTATCACATGCTGACTAAACGCTTGCACGACTACATACAAGAACCTGAACTGGCTAGAAACAATTTTTCACTGGGTCGCGAATACGAATTGATTGGACAAACTGGAGCTGCCATCAGTTTTTATCTGCGCACAGCCGAACGTTCGCAGACCGATCTAGAACAGTACGAGGCCCTGATCAGGATGGCCCTGTGTTTTGAGCGCCAGCGCACTCGTGATGGCACACAGCAGGTCATACTGCAAAAGGCCATCAGTCTCTTGGTCAAAAGACCCGAAGCTTATTTTTTACTCAGTCGCTTGCATGAAGTCAAAAAAGACTGGCACGATTGCTACACCCTGGCTTCTATTGGCTTGGCCACTTGTGATTTTGACCTGCTACCCTTGACCACTGATGTGGAATACCCAGGCCGTTATGGTCTGCTGTTTGAAAAAGGTGTGGCTGCTTGGTGGGTGGGTCAATGCGAACAGAGTCGCGAGATCATGCACGATCTCAAGTTCAGTTACAAAATGACAGAAGTTTTTACATCTGCAGTTGACAGAAATTTGGGCAGTATTGGCTGGCCAAATACGCAATCGTTGTACGATGTCAGCATGCAATCGAGTGCATTGGTCAAGTTTGACGGTATTGAACAGATAGAAAAAAATCATTCGCAAAGCTATCAAGACATGTTTGTGTTGTGTGCCACCAATGGAAAAAAACAAGGACGTTATTTAGAAATTGGCAGCGCTGAGCCGTTCAAAAACAACAACACTGCCTTGTTGGAACGACTAGGGTGGACCGGAGTCAGCATAGACATAAATCAAAAAGTAGTTACTGAATTCATGGAAAAAAGAAACAATCTGGTATTTTGTTTGGATGCTACTAAAGTTGACTATGCTAAATTCTTGCACACACTGGGATTTAGTGGAGACATGGATTATCTACAGATAGATTGTGATCCACCTTCTTACTCGTTTGAAATACTTAAACGCATTCCGTTTGATCTGTATAGATTTGCTGTTATCACTTTTGAGCATGATTATTATGTTGATATCAGCATCAGAGATCAGGCCAGACAGTATCTACAATCAAAAGGCTATGTGTTGGCCGCAGGTGACATAGCCTACAATCATACACACAGCTACGAAGACTGGTGGATACATCCAGAATTGGTCAGCGCAGACGTACAGGCTCAATTGGTAGACAGCACTGACGGATTGAAATTTGCTGGCGACTACTTGTTTCCAGCTACTGCCACGTCAGTCAAGCCGCCTGTGGTTGCAACAGTCAGGCCCAGCAGAATTGAAACCAGATCCATGTCAGATATAATCAATCATGATTATAGAAAAGGCATCTGGGTGGTGGACAATTTCTATCGAGATCCTGATGCCATCAGAGCCTTTGCATTAGAACAAGAATACGAACCCAGTGGACCAGGAAAACCCTATATTGGCAGCAGGACCTACAAGCAATTTTTATTCCCAGGACTCCGGGAAGAATTTGAACACATCATGGGAGAACCGATCACGGCCTGGGAATCACACGGCATGAATGGTCGCTTTCAGTACAACATTGAAGGTGAGCCCTTGGTATATCATGCCGACACACAGAAATGGGCTGGCATGTTGTATCTCACACCTGGTGCTCCGCATGAATCCGGAACCATGACACACGCACTCAAGGGCACCAGCATACGGCACAGTACAGACCCTGAGTTCTATCGCTGTTTCAGATCTGGATCAAGAAATCTTGACAAGACACCATTTGAGGACGTGGACATCATTGGCAATGTGTACAATCGCTTGTTTATCTTTGATGCTGGATACTTGCACAGCGCCTGTGCCTACTTTGGATGGACTCCTGAAAATTCACGCTTGTGGCAAATGTTCTTTTTTGATTGATTACTGACTCATTTGGATCTGGGCTTCCATGGTCTGGATCTTGTCCTGTACTGCAAGAAAGTTCACAGTGGACCATAGACCTGGATGTAACGGTTTGGGCCAACTGCCACTGGCAATCCAGGCCCAGCCTTGATGTTCTTCATTTAATACAGGAACAAATTCACAACCCACGCTGCAAAAAAAAGTATGATACACAAAACCAAGATCAGTTGTGGTGAATTTTTCTAATGGCACTAGTTTTAGATATTGCGGCATTGAGCCCAATTCTTCTTCACATTCTCTTGTGATGGCCTGCATGAGAGTTTCACCTGTCTCAACTCTACCACCGGGCAAGCCCCAGGTGTCTGGATGTTTGGCATCGTTTCTCATGAGATACAGGTAACTATTGGTTTGAACACTGTAAAACCAAATGCCCACGGCCGCTACAACACCAGTGTCCATAGGCCTCCCTTGTATAGACCTTGATAACTCTTGACCCAGGCTTGGCCGGTCCATCTGTATTGAATTTCTGTGTTGATGTTGGTCACGTACTGATCGTTTTGTTCACTGCTGGTGCTGTCAAACGAAAGCATCCAGTTGTAACCATTGTACTCCACTATGTCGTTGGCTGATGCAACCAAGACCTGTTGTAATGCTCCGCCCCAGGCTTCTGCGAATGCACCTTGATAACTGCCAGTGGCTTCGGTCAACAGATATCTCTGTCCGGTTTCAGCGGCGGCCAATCCTGCTCCAGGTCCACTCAGCAACGGATTTATCACAGCGTCAACTGGTTCCAGTGTGTTGGCTGGCACTGTGTCTTGGTTGACACTGAACAGTAAAAATCTATCATCGCTGGGATCAAAACTCACAGTACCAATCACGTCAGTGCCATCTGGCTGTTCTAGACTCACATAGCTGATGCCTGGTCGTAAAGTACCGTATAAACCAGCCACAGCTGACCACATGAGATTGCTGTCCGGACTGGTAGCCGGAGTAAGACTGGCATTGGATTGATCAATCACCTCGGGCTGTGTCAAAACCTGTAGAGTATTGTTGATCAACAACACCTGATAGTTGAAGGGCGTAAAAGCCTGTCTGGTACCCAGCAACAAATCGTTATCGGTAATGGCCAAGCTGGCGTCACCGTTGGCATCATAGATACTGGCCACAATACGCTCGACCACTCCTAGTTTTTTCACCTTGGCCGGGCTGGATATGTACATGGGCAATCTAAAAGTCAATGTTGCTATGTCTATAGAAGATTCAGTGTTGCCTGCACCAACTGTGCGGCTTGACCAATTGACATCCTCCAAATAGATAGTACTGAGACTGGTCCAGTCAATGTAGTTGTCTGTGCTTTGTATTTCCAGACTGGGATTGAATAGGACCAAGATCTGTTCCAGCAACTGCATCTTTTGATTGGTGTTACTGGTCCACATGTCCAGTTTTATGGTCAGTTCAAATGGCACTGGCATGAGTCGATCTATACTGAAGGCATTGCCTTGAGTGGTTTCATAGGTGTCGGTTGCACTGTCATAGGTTCGTTGACGCACTGCTATGGTGCTGACAAAACTGGGATCCTGGATCATGGCACGATTGTACTTGAGTCCGGTAATGTAAAAGGTCATCATGGGTGTGCTGGGCAATTCATTGGCACTGTTCTGTTGTATGATGGTCTGTGCCTGGCGACTGCTGTCACCGTAGCGAACTGGTACCCGCACCAGGGTGTCATTTTGACCAGACTCGTTGCGGCCGTATTCGACTTGAAAGTTGCTAAAGATTCTAGCAAACTGCAACAAGAAACGACGTATTTGTTGATCGTAAAAAAATTGTGTAACTGCCATGGTTATCCTGGTGGTCTTGGGTTGGCTGGTGTGATGTTACCACCTTGATCGCCGTTGTCAGCTAGCGGTCTAAGTATCTGGCTGAGACTCTGACGACTTGGTATGTTGCCCATGTCTGTGGTGCTCACTGTGTATGTATTGTTCACAAAGCTGTTGCGTAAAGTTTCTGCATCCGGTGCCAGGTCAAGATCGGTTCGTACTGCGGATGATATGGCCACCCAACGAACACCGTTGTAGCGAAACAAGCGGTTGGGCAAGTAGTCCAATCGCAGGGCATAGATACCCACTGTGGGATTGGGTGGAAAGCTCACACCCGGAACCACTGGTAATCCGTTGGGTGGCAACAGGTATCCAGTTTCAGGATCGTAGCCACCTGTGAGATAGCCCATGGTATAACCAAAATCAACAGGGGTGGTACCACCACCCTCTTGTGTGCCGCTGGATACCACTGTGCCATCGCTGGCCACTAGCCCAGCACTGGCTGGAAAGCCTACCGGTGTGGTTGGTAATATATAAAACTTGGTGTTGTCATAGCCACTGAACGGTACATCTGCCTGGGCCTGCGCCAACAGGGCATCGTTGATCTCAAGATCTTTTGGACGAGTGCTCATTTGATCACTCACAGTACTGGGAGTAGCAACCGGAGTCCAGTAGGCAGTATTGGAGATTGCAGTACCAACTGGCACATTGCCCGAGGATATGTAATAGTTGTCACCATCCAGCACAGTAAATCCAGCAGGATAGAAATTTCCTGGATCCCAGATATTGTCCGGCATAAACGGTTGGTCCACGATTTGTTTATATTCTTGGGCATTGACCATGGGCGTGGCTTTCACCCGCCAAATGTGTGGCAACCAGGTCTGGCTGAATCCTTCAGTGGCATAAGACCCGTCCTGTATCACATAGTATTTGGGCAGGGGCAGGGGTATGGTTGGATCTAGGTGATAGTAATCTTTAAGGTTGGGCAACTCTAACACATCACCTGACATCAGTTTGCGACCAAACGCATCAATCATGTAGTTGTAATGAAAGGTGATAAACAAGGTATCATTATTCAAGAACAGGCCAAACTGTGTAAGATCAAAATCAATGTCCTGTTGAGTATACACACCGCGCATGACGTACACATCTGGATCGTAGGCTCTGTCTCTGTTTTCTAACAGTAACAAATCTTCAATGAATAGGGGATTTACACTGTCGTATACTGGTAATGTAGCGTCATTGTTGCCAGGATCCTCACTTTCATCCAGTATTGGTCCCAAATATTTGTGTATCAGCACATCTACACCACCCACTGTGTACATTTCTTTGATAGTACGATCAAAAAATTGATAATCTTTCGTCCGGTTAGGACGATACATGGAAAGTCTTGGCAT